CCTATATCAGCACTACTTGCTTGTGGACTTGTTGGAAATTGACCAGGCATTATACAAGCACCTCTTTTCCTTTTTCATTTAAGGCTTGATTAATAACATTAACAATGGTTGCCCTACTATTAACCAATAATTCACTAAACCCACTAGCATCTACTGTAGTTATATTAAAATTAACATTAACTTGTTTACCCATTCCACCTAATTTATCATTTGGTATTATTGTTCCTGCTTGGTCTGGCACAAATAATTCAGCACCTTTCTCACCAACAATACTTGGTTGTCCTACTGGTGGTCTACCACCTTTTTCAAAACCTTTTATTTTATTTATAATTCCTGCACCAAAAGCTAAAGCACCACCAACAGCCACAATATTAAATGGGAATGGTATACTAGCAAAAGTTTTCATAGCTCCCTCATACAAGCTAATAAAAGCCTTTTTAATAGCATCTGCTTTAAATAAAGCTAAAGATTTAGCAAAAGCCATTTTAACAGCTTCTCCTACTAACATTTCTATAAATGCCTTAACTACAAATCTAGCCAAATCACCAAAATTTAACTTACCTGTCATTACAAAATCTGTTAAAGCTGATTTTAATTTGCCAAAAGTAGCCTTACCTATATCTTCTATTTGCTTAAAGGCATCTTTCTGACCATTCATAGCATCAGTAAATCCTGTTTTAAAAGATTCATATGCTCTAGTTAAAATACCTACTTCTTCTGCTTGACCTCTAATTTTTACATTCATTTCTTCCAAAGGAACTGCAAAAACAGCATCTCTTAACATATTCATAGTGTTGGTTAAAGCAATAAGTCTAGCATCAGCAGGGTCTAAAGTTTCTTTAAATGCTTTCATTTCAATAAGTAAAGCTGTAACTTCCTCATTTAAGGATTGAAAGGCATCTGTGCTTTTATTTTTCATAGTTTCTAATTGTGCTACTAAAAGCTCAGATTCATTTCTAAATTCTTCTAAACCTTTAGGCTTTTCAAACATTTTAAAAAATTTATCTAAATGCCCAGTTAATTCGGCTACTGCGATACCTATACCAAGCAACATACCTAAAATAGTTGTTTTAGACATCTTAGAAAATGCTAATAAAGCTAATCTAGCTTTACCAATCGAAACAACTAAACTTAGAAATGCTTTTGAAATGCCAAATACTACAATACCCATTCCAAATGCTTTAATGGTCTCAAAATTTTCATGTAAAAAACCTATAGCTCTACCTGCCAATATAACTGCATCTGAAAGACCTTTACCAATAGCTTTTGCTACTTTTTGTATTACATCTTCGTTTTCCTGTAATGCTTTATCTAAAGCACCAAACTCTTGTTTTAAACCTACAAAAAATGCTTCTGCAACAGTCTTTTGGAAAGCAAAATATTTATCGCCAACCATTGATAATGTACCCTCAAGGGTTTTTGCTAAATCTTTAGTTGCACCTGCAAGCCTACCATTGTTACCAAAAACCTTTTCAAATGCTTCCGCTGTTTCTTCTGCTGTTACAGTAGCACCTGCTTTAAAGCCTAATAAATCCCTTACACCTCTTTCTCTAAAGATTTCTGCACTTGCTATACCAGCGGAAAAAGATCTTTGTATTTGCTCGGCTGTAGTTCTAAAATCTAAACCAGTAACAGAAGCTACATTACCAGTTATTTCTAACATTTTAGCTAATTCATCAGCATCTTTACTAACTATTGCTAAATTACCTGCACCTGCTTGTATTTGCTCTAATGAAAAAGGAACTTTAGATGCAAATTTTGACATTGTATCAAATGCTTTTGCACCCTCTTCAACACTGCCAAATAAAAATTTTAATCTAATTCTTAAAGATTCAACTTGCTTACCTACGTCAACAAATGACTTAATTGCAAGTCCTGCACCTAGTCCAATAAGTGCATTTTTCAGATTTATAACTGAACTTTTAACACCCTCAACCCCTTTAGTGGCAGATTGCATAGCCTGTCTAGTCTTGTCTTTGGCTATTATATCTATATTAACTTGTTTGGTTGCCACTATCTTCTAGCCTTTGCTAATCGTTCTTGTCTTTCTCTTTCGTCATTTTGTAAAGAATAATATGCTATCCACATATTAAACTCACTAACAGACATTTGCAATATTTCAGAAACAGACTTATGTAGTTTTTCGGCTAATCCAAAAAGATTATGTAATTCAACATCATTTTTTAGTTTTTTTTATTCTCATTTACATCTGGATTACCAGTACCCATAATCTTAGTAGCAACATCTGCAATTACATTTGTATCAGCTTTAGTTTTAAATGCCATAATGTGAGTGGCATTAAACATTTTATTACCATCTTTTGTTAAAGCCTTTTCAATAATTACATCTATTAATACCAAAAGGTCTGTATCATTTGCTCCCTTAAATATCTTTTGTTTTTCAAGCATATTAAAAGGTTTGCAATAAATTGCTTTATCGCCTGTCAATCCCCATTCTGGTACTTCAATAATTTGAGTATCAAGGGTGCTAAAATGGTTTCTTATACCATCAAAGTAATCTACATTTTCAGACATATTTTACACAGTACCAACAGTTAATGCACCAGTACCTTGAATTGAAACAGTCCTTGTAGTTACGCCATCTAATGTAAGACCAATAGACATACCTGTAACAATACCAGTGCCGCTTAAACTTTCATCACCACTTGTATTTCCCTCTGGCAAGAATATAAATGCCAAACTTGAACCAGTAGTTAATGATGACTGCTCTGTGCTTTCCTCATCATAGTTCATATCAATACTAGCTGTAAATGTACCTCTACCTGCTATATATGTCTTTGTAGCATCTGATAACTCTGTATCTTCTACTGTGTCGTGAGTTGTATCAATAGTGAAGCCTGTAACATTACCTATGGCTGTTCCGCCAACAGTAACAACTCCCTCTTTTCCGTGATGTGTAGCCATATCTTACTCCTTATCTTTAGTTTTTAATTTATCGCTTTTTTCGGCTTTATTTGCAACTATTTTTTCAGCTTGTTTATATCCTAGCCTTTCAAAATGTTCCAAATTCTCTGCTGTGATGGTAATTGTATTCTTACCTTTAGTCATTTTTATATCTTTAGCCATTATGCACTCCCTCTAGTGTATTCATATAGAACTCTAGCTGTTATTCTTACGCCACCATAAGGATATATTGTACCCTCATCTGTTGACGCTTCGATAATCTGAGTATCTATAGCATTTCCATTTCTTGTTACATCATTATCTAATGTTTCTTCAATAACTTCAATTAATTGATTTCTAATTGTATCAATATTTGTAGTTGTACCCTTACCAAAAGCCACAATTAAAAAGTCTATTGTACCTCTATAAGTTCCAGAACCTGTATCACCTATACTTTGGACTTCTCTACTTTCATCGCCAGATTGCACAAACATAGCTGGAAATTGAGCATCACTTAATTCTTCAACCTCAAAAGGCTCTCTAGTAATCTTTTTAAACTCAATAGGACTAGTTACTGCATCAAGTACAGTTATAATATTACTAGCTATATTTTCCCTTTTGCTCACAATCTCATTTCCTTAAAATAAAATCTTGAAAATTCTGCTTGTATTTTATCTTCTTCCCTATCACCAATAGCAAAAAATGGTCTTGTTATTTTTCTTTTACCTACACCAAAAGTATCATGATAACTTGCTATCTTTGCTCTTTCCATATTAGAAAAGAATAATGTACTTTTAAATGCTCCAGTTCTAAAGTCTAAACTCCTAAACATTTTACCTGTATCAGTAAGGTCTACAAAACCAGTCTGTCTACCTCTCTTTTTTCGCCCTCTGACAGTAGAATTTGCATAAGGTCTCATTCTACCACCATCTGGAAGTTTGCCACTCTGTGTACGCTTTGTAATCATCAGAATAGCCATATTTGAAACTCTTTTTAAACCTTTATCAATAACTGCCCTTTGTTTCTGAGTTATATTCTGTAAAAAGTTTGTAACTTCAATAGTATTTATCTTCGCTGATACTTCCATTATCTCACTAATCTTAGGCTGTGTAGAGCTTCTTTTTCGCTATCTGAGACAGTACCACCACCATCTTCATCATACTCAACACCATCCCTTAAAATAGCTTGAAATTCCTCTTCGTATCTATCCCTATAAAAATCAATCTGTACTTGAAATGTATCTTTACCCTCGCCAGTATCTGGGTCACGCCATTTAGTCAGTATTGGATAAACATATTTCCATAAAGCCAAATAAACTACTGATTGTGTCCATTGACTATCTGTTAGCTTACTATTGACCATTTCAACAGAAGTAATCTTTGTAATGTCCTTATATCTTACTTGATGCCTATATCTTTCCCACCATTCCTCTCGGATACGTCTAAGAACATCATTTTCAGCAAATTGTAATTGGTCAGCAAAATCAGCTATGCCAAAACCTAAAACATCTGGCTGTATCTTCTGTAAATCTGTATTCGCTACACCAAATTCAGTTGTTGCCATTACTTAGCTTTCTTTTTAGATTTTGTGGTTGTTTTAAGTTGTTCTATTTTAGGTTGTGCTTTTGGTTTCTCATAAACAGACCAACCTCTTTGAGTCCAAGTCTTTATATTTGGCTCATATTGTATTTTTAATCTTTCAATAATATCGCCATTTTTATTGATTAATTTAACAGTTTCCATTTTAACTCCTTAGATAAAAAGGGAGGTTTCCCTCCCTAATTAAATTAGTTTGCTAAGCTATCTGCTGTTAACTTAACTCCGTAGCTGTCATGAAGCTCACCTACTCCATAAACTGCTGTTGCCACGATTTCATCTGCTCTTAGTGAAGCATCTCTTTGTGACTCAATCTTGAGGTCTTGCATCATTGCTAAACCTAAAGCGTCTTGTGAGAATACACCACCAATAGAATCATCAGAACCATCAACTGCCACATTTGAGCTTTCAAATATCTGTATTCCTGCGATTTGTCCTACGAAACCTGCTCTCATAGCTTCGTTACCTAAATCTGGAATATTAGATGTTCCTGCGAAAGTGTTTGTCAATGATTTCTTAACATTGAAGATTTGCTTTGGATGGAACACACCATAGTATGGTCCAGGGGCATTAGCTGATCTTAGTTCAGTAGCTGCCTCAAATAAATCTTGAATTGTTAACTCAGCACCTGCTCCTGGTCCTTTTTCTGTTGAGAAACCTGTAAACAAGGCAGACAAATCAGCATCCATCTTTCTAGCTATGGCTTCACCAAATAATCTACCTATGTCCCCTGCAACATTTCTTGATGCTGAGTTTCTAGCTAGGTCTGTTAGTGTTGTCATAATACCTACCTCAGAAGCTGTGATAGTTATTGAACTAGGATTAACTGCTGTGTTTGATAAATCTGTTGCTTCTGCAACTGCTGCCGCTGATACTGTTGCATAAATCGGTACTTCGACTGACTTACCGCCACCTATAATTGTATAGTTACGGACAAGATTTCTCATTATTGACTGTTCGCTTGCCACAAATAATGCTTCAGCGACTATTTCGGTATATAGTTCCGAAATGGTGGTTGAGGTTGTTTCGTTAGCCATTTTTTAACTCCTTATAAATATATAGCCATTTAATTATTAATTACTATTCTTCTTGATTGGGAATCACGCTGCTTTCTGTATTCAGCATATTTCTTCCTATCATTAGGATTAGTCATATCTAAATCACTCAAATTTAAAGGTTTATTGAGTTCTGTCCTATCCACATTTGACACCGAGCCAGAGCCACTAGGAGTAGCACCAACAAAGTGTGGGTTCTGTGTTAAAAACTCTTGCACTAACTCGTCAGTCGTAAAGAGTTCCCCATTTGAATTATACCTTGGTAATCCTTTTGAATCAAGTATTTCCACATTTCCACTTTCATTTAGTTTAATTTGTGGTTGTAAAAGGCTTACAACTTGATCTGGATTAATAGCTTTATTCTTAGATGCTGAAGATAATAATGACTTATTTATCTTAATATCTTTTAATTGACTTTCTAAGTTTGACTTTTCTTTTTGCCATTCTTGAGTTTTATTCTTTAGGATTTCTTCAAATTCACCTTTCTGAATTTTTTGTCTTTCCTCTAATTCTCTTTGTGTCTTGACAGCGTTTACAGCTATATCTAAATCTTCGACACCTAATTTTTTATACATTTGGCTTCTTTCTTGTGCCAATCGCTTTTTAACAATCTCTGTGACTTGTTCTTGTGTAAAACCTTGAGCAGTAAGGTTTTCTTC